ATGTCCCCGATCTCCCATTCCAGCACGGCGTTGATTTTCACTGGGGTGAGGTCTGCGAGAAAATTGTTGCCCGGTCGAAGGTCGAACCGTTCGCACACGACAACGTCTGGGGCGAATTCGTTTCGTGTAGCCAGAATGTCATAGACGCCGGCCGTCCAATGCTCATACTTGAACTGCTGGACATGAATGATTGAGAAATCATGGTCGTCGTGAAAGTCTCCAACGACGATTCCTGTTGACTTGCCAGGATCAACGGCCATCACCCGCCGCATCACGCCTTTCCTCCCTTCCTCTTTTTTCGCAGGCTTCGCCGCGTCTTGTTCACAGCAGCAATATTCTTCACCATGTCCGAACGCACTCCGTCCACCTTGAGCCACAGCGTGTCCGGCGACATTGGCTTGCCGCGCTTCTTCTTCAGAGTCCACGGCGTATCCGGGTCGTCCGGGAAAGGCAGATTCTTATAGCACCATATTGCACAATCCTGTGGGGAATCGAAATGGAAGTCCTCTTTTGGAATGTATCTTTTCAGGTCATAAATGCGTCGCATGAGCGAAGGGGTAAGCCATTTCGGTAGTTCCTTGTACATGCGAAGCGATGAGCTAGTGCACGGGCAATTCACAGGCTCGCCGCCACTGAAACGCGAGACACGAATCCACCTCTCTTCCCCGCAACTCACGCAACGCATATGAAAATACTTATGGTGATCGCTCATGAACCTGTACTCAGGGGACGTAACTTCCCACTGCCGGAAGCGGCGCCCTACCATTTCAGGCTCCTCCCCGGTCAGGTTCTTGTTCACTGGCTTGACCGGATGGAGAATGCGGCGGTTGCGGCCTTTCTTTCTTGTCTTGGTGCGTATGATAGAGATTTCACCGGGGCGAAATACCCCATTCTCGGTCGCGAACTTCCATTCGAATACAACCGATGGGTTGAATTCGTTGTAGCACCATTCGATAGCTGACATCATGCCGTCGAACTCAAAATTATCTACACCGTTCTCCTCTCGCCACGCCCAAATATTGAGGCGAATGTCATTGTAGGAGCGGCTCGGCATGAGCGTCTCATTTGCTTTGCGATGGTAACGCAAGTACGGCATATCCGGCGTATGATCTAGTGCTACGTCAAGGTTGCATGGGGCGATTGGCTTGGTAATGTCAGGGCGTACGAAACGCCATTTCTTGTCCTCGGGGACCTCCAAATAGGTGAAACACCATTCCAGGGCAGCATCCACGGAAGGGAAAAGGAACTCCCCACTGGGAACACTTGTTTGAAGCCGCTCCAACCTGTTAGCGGCTAGCCTGTACAACTTGTACGATGGTTGCATCATTCGTGTTTTCTCTCTTCTCTTATTCGGTTGAATGGCGGGGGCAACAGTATTGTTACCCCCGCCATTCAAATCATGCGACCGTGCGTGTCAGAAAACTACCGGCGATGCGGTCGCAGTATTCTTCTTGGCCTCGAAATCAATGGAAGAAATCTCTGCCCTAGGAGGCCAGAAAGCGGGCTTCGGTGCACCGTCCTCGCCAAGGATTGTGATCCCGTTCTCGTCCTGCTCGTATGCGGGGCGACCATAATCGTCAAGACGAGGCCTGGGCTTGCTCATCCGGGTCACCAATGTTGCGTGAGCGCCCTCCAGATTCTCGCACACGCGCTTCACGGTCGAGTCGATCTTCTGCGGTGACAGGAGATCGGCCCGCTCCCTGGCGTCGGCCGGCCAGAGGCCAGCGGCGCTGAAGTACTTCGGAATGTTGAAGTGAATGTAAGTCTTCCCATTCTTGTTAATGGTGAAAACGGTGCGGTCGGTGAGTGCCTTTCCAGCGTCATCGTCGTCGCCGTCGATCATCCAATCGGTGACAAGCATCGGCCTGCCGCTCTTGGACGTGGTCATTTCAGCCTTAGTGATGAACGCCGAGTGCTTTCCAGGCTTGGGCGGTTCGAAGTTGCCTCCGCCGGTAGCGACTTCCAGCGATGAAAGGTCGGTTCCGAAGTTGAAGCCAGTTGCCATAATTGTTACGCTCCTGCGAATCGGGGATGAGAAGAATTGCGGGTGTCAGTTCTCGTCGGTGGTGGGCTTGCTGCGAAGCGCCTCCCGGATCGCGTCGGCGGCGATAGCGAGAGTCTCAGCGGTAACGCCACGGTCAGCGGTAACAGTAATCTTAGCCATAATAGTTTTCTCTCTTCCTATGTGTTTTGGTTAGTGGCTAGTGATGTAATTGTGAATCTTGGTCATGCTTGGATTCCCCATTGCTGGCGGAAACCCGTGTGTCTGTTGCTTTGTTACAACGTTGGGTTTGCGAGTGTACAGGACTGGCACGGTGATTTCTTCCCCGTCCCCACCGTCCACGTTCGCCCACTCCATGTAGCCGACGAAATTGAACAAGGCGGGGATGCGCTGCCCAGATTTCTGCCCCTCGAAAGACGGGGCGATGAACGTTTCCCCAGTGACTTCATTGCTTTCGCGTGCGGAATGCGTGATAGCAATGAATGAAATGTCGGGCGCGTCCAGGAATACGCTGATCGCCTTCAACAGGGAGTCGTATACTGCCCGCCATTTCGTCCACGTGTCATTCGACACGGCCTCATAGTGGGTCAGGATGAGTTCCTGGCACTTATCTAGTGTGTCGAACACGACAGTCTTGTAAGGGAATCCTGCGAGATTGCGCGCAATATTGTCGCAAAGATTGGCGCAATCAACCCACTTGTCGCAATGCACGACAGTAATGTTCTGCAGGTTCCCCCAATCCCGTACCGGGAGCGTGCCGGATTCGAAATCAACGTACAGGACGGGCGACATGTCGTCCACCTGTGATGCCGTGGCTGCGAGCGATGTTTTACCGACGCCGCTCACGCCATGAATAAGCATGTTGAAATGGTTATTCTGTTCGGGATTCACGATCGTCATTCCGAGACGGGCGAGAGTATCCTCGAAAGTCATGCTATGTTTCACCTCCTAACCGTTGATAGTGTAGTTTTGAAATGCTTCTGTGTGGCGCTCGTGCGAGCAGTACCAACATAGAGGGGACGATTGGAGACTGTCAACACCGCCGTCATGTGACCTTGCTCTCTCCCAGATGTTTTGGAGTCTCTCTATTGCCGCGAACGCAACATCCTGCCGCCACGGAAAAGAGAACTCACAAATACTGTCCGGCACAATTTCAATGCTGCAGTCTCTCGGGAGGGCAACAATAGAACAGTGAGCCACCTCGTGTCCGAGCTGTGTGAGACCGTACCCGTAGAGCATGATTTGAATATAGTATTTACGAAATTGTGCGCCCGCTATCGTGTTAGCGAACTGGGGCAACTCACTATCCCATTTGATACTCTTCCGGAATGTGGAAATCTTTTTCCGTGAGAGTAGCTTCCAGTCCAGGACCGTCGCCGCCGCAATATCGAAGCGATCCACGCTCCCAGAAATACGCCCATAGTCTTCAAGATCGCATACCTCTACTCTCTGCTCTACTAGAACATTCGTCTCGTTTTTTGTGCGTGATTCCGCGAAAGCATGAAACGCGGTGCCCAGGAAAGGCGCCAGTGGTGTGCCCGCGCTTCCGCTCTCGTGCGGAATTCCGAGAAGCTTATCCGCGATACACCGTTCACAATCGTCCCCGATCTCACTCACGCCGATGCGTGTTTGCTTATCGCGCTCGGTTGGGGCGAAAACATTACTGACCGCTGTTGTGGCGGCCGGGCTCAAATTCAAATTTCTCCCCCTCCTGAATTGCGGCAATAGCGGCGAGCCTGACATCATTGTGAACCTCAATGTCCCCACTCGCAATATCCTCAATAAAGAATAGTCTCGCGTCACCGGCCGGCATGATTTCGTAGACGGTGCCGTCGAGCTCTTCGGCTCGCATTGCTGCTTGCTCGAGATTCGAGTAGACCCGGTAGTCGCCTTTCTGCGACGATTCCCATACTAGATAGACGCCCATTAGTGTTTTTATTCTCTCTTCCCTGTAATGTTGATTGGTGGTGTGTGTTATTCGATAATGGTTGCCGTGAGACCGGCCCGCTCCTCGATCGCCGTGGAAATGACGGCCGCATAGCACTGAATCCGCCAGATGTTCTCCGATCGAATATTGGGCACGTGCAGTTGCATTGTCTTAACGCCGAACTTTGTCGGCCACTTCAGAATAATGGTGCGACCGGCGATCTCGTCAATCGTGGTGCCCTGTGTGATGCGCATAATATTTTTCACCCCTCCGCTGTGGTGAGTTCGTAAATGTCGAGACTGTTATTGGTGGCCATGCTGCGCACAATGTTAATGTTGTCCGCCGTAACATGAATGACATTAATGTCTGAGTGTCCGTCGTTCACTGGGGCGACGATCAGGAAATTCCTGCCGATCAGCTCGGTGTCGCCGGATACGAGAATGTTTCTGATAGTGCCTGTCATGCGGCGTCGCACCAGCCGAATGTCTGTGGTGCCGCGCGTTTCTGTCTCCATGGCATCTACTGTATGTGCGTGACGGTGGTGTGTGCAACCCTCGCGGGCGTGGCGCCTATCACATTTCATATGAGGCCGCTCTCACGCAGACGCTCATACCCCGCCGCCAACCTAGGCTCCACAGCCGTCACGTCAA